GCTATAAGCGTCATAGGGCGAATGTTTTTAGATAGCCATGAGTCGCTTGCCATATCAGACTGCTGGCGCTTAGTAAGCTCTTGTTGCTCTGCTATGTCAGCATTGATTTGAGCTAACTCGCCATTCTGTTGCATCTGCAATAGTTCTAACTGGGCTTTAGCCTTGGCTTCTGGATCAGGGAAAAACTTATCTACAAGTTTCATTCCAACATCAAGAATTGTGCCTAATGGAAACATATTAACTCCTATATCCGCTTATTCTTGGCGAGAAGGCAAAAGTAGCCATGTGAGGATTATTTTTAATAGCCACATTATCATCGACCAGATGCCTAACATTCCAGCCAAGCACAATAGAAATACAGCGAGAACTAGAAAATATACGCTTGATATAAGTGAACTGAAAGAGGCCATTAGCCTGTACAAAACACCAGCCTTCTTTAGCATGGTCGTTATCCTTGATAGAGTTATCACCATATACAGCAGTTGTATATGGAGCAGTTAAGTAGCGCAAAGCAAAGCTATACGCTGGGTTACGGATTAGCCACTTTACTTTTGCAAAATACCCAATTCCGTTGATTTCTTTAAAAGTAGCATCGCCATTTAATGAGTTATCTGGCGTATCAAACACAGAAAGCCATTTAGGAAGCCTAGGCTCAAATGCTTGATAACTATGGTTATCACACCACCCAAACTCGTACTGAGCAAATAGCGGAAGAATAGGAGTTAGTATTAACCCTAATAGCGTTACTAGCAAAGAAACAGGAACTAGCGCTATGTAGATTAAATAGATCATTTTGGGAATGTCTTAGCGAGCCAATCTTCAAACATAAAAATAGCACGAGATCCCATGTGTCCAGATACGCCTACAAAAGCAGCAGTAACTAACGGAGATAAAGCAGCGTTTTCGCAAAGCCAAAATGTAATAACCCCAGCAAATGCCGAGGTTACTATTTCGCCAATAAATTCGACCACATTAAATGCTCGTACATGGCCTTGTTGTAATTTACGCATAAAACTGACAATACCGCCTAAAGTAGCTAGAGCAAAGACCCAGGCATAGGTCAGAACAGAGTAGGATGTAGGGTCTTTCTCAAGCATATTATTTCCAAACTGGTTTTGGCTCTGCTTCAAACACAGCATCAGCTACAGGGTTAATAACTAAGTTGCGTAGGTTAAGACGATAGAATACAAAAGCATCTTGGTTAGCCAAGCCAACATCAGGCAGTACAGCCCAGTCAGTTTGACTTAATAGTGCTTTAGCTTTAGCTTTACAGTCATCTTTCTTAGCTTGTGCAGTTACGGTTTGTAAGTCGTAAGCTGCTTCATTGCCGTCTGCATCATAAGCAATATCGCCTACTGTACGCACTACATTAGGGTAAAGTTTATAAATTGCAGAAGTTAATTGTGGTTGAGAAATCATGCCGCAATCTCCAATAAAGTAATAGTTGAAATAGCAACAGAATCTAATTGAACTATAGCGGCGGCAGTATTATTGCCTTCGTTAAATTGTGTTTTATATGTTGTTGCAGAAGTTGTTGCTGGTGAATCTAAATATTCAAATGAAGCACTACCAGTTAAAACAGTAGCGTTGTTCATATAACCCCAAGCATAAACTCTTTGGCCTAAATCAGTTGCACCTCTAAATAATTTAATAGCAATTTGATTTGCCACATTAGCTGCAGATTTATATAAACCTTGTTGTGATACTAAAACAAGAATTTTGCTTGTGGCAAATTTTGGTGTAATTGTTGCAGTTAAAGTAGTATCAACAAATACATTGGTTGAATTGCTTACTTGTGTAGAAGTAGAGCCTTGAACCACTTGCAATACGCTACCAGCACTAGCTTGTACACTTGAATTTGGGAAGGTGATGCCATTATCACCGTTTAAAACTAAGCTCATTATGTATTCTCCATAGTATCTGCTGGAAGGTCTTGAATTTCAGTCATTGTGTTATTCCTTAAATAATCTGCCGCTTTTACCAATGTTTGCGGATTGTCAAACGAGCAAGTTTTACAAATCTTATTCATTAAGCGGAAGTTATTGTTTGCCAAGCAGAGCCGTTATAAACACACACTTTACCCAATGTGCTATCAAACAAAATAGCCCCAGTATCAGGAGATAAAATTGCGTTCTTCTCTGTTGTTGTAAAAACAGGAAGTGTTAAACCTTTTGCAGAATCTAATTTAATTGCGCTCATCTTAATACTCCACCGTCTGTATCTTGTATTGTGTCGCCAGAATAGACCATGCTCATAATGTAACTCCGTCTAGTTGTTCTTGCGTAGGCATAGGAAAATCAGGATGCGACCAGCTTTTTATATAATCTCCAACTCCATTGGAATCATTTTGGAGGGTGATGACTGTTAGGAAATCTTGAGTGGTAAGACTAGGATAGAGAGTCATGATTTTAGAAAATAAGTCCATTAGGCGCTCCTTACCATTGATGCTGAAAACTCTTGACAAGCAGAAGTTAAAGAGCCACCAGAATTTTGAAACTGATAGGCTTCAATGTAATCAGTTGTTCCGTTCATGTAGATTAAAGAACTTGTGCCAACTTGTGGACCTTGACTAGAATTAGGTGCTCCGTTGGAAAGATATGAAGTTCCATTTTTGTATATTGCTGATTGAACAATTCCAGTAGCGGATGGGTAGCAATATGCAGATACATTGACTTGATAGTACCCAGCTACTAAAGGTTGAAAACGATAATTTGTTGTGTTATCAAAAGCAGGTGGTGTAGAGGTATCGAATTTTTTTGTATTACATACCAGCTTTGTCCAAGTTCCAGTTGAAATTGACTGTGTTGCATTGTTGTAAGCACTAAAAGCTGGCATATTACCGCTAACCATTATTTGCCCAGTAGCGGCAGGAAGGGTCGCAGTTAAGTTAGACGCAGTAGCTGGTTCTTGAATAGTTACCGAACCGCCACCTGAAGATTGAAGTACGATGCTCATAATGTTCCTTTAATTTCGTCTATTTTACAAGATTTTATTGCATCAAATGCAAGTTTTGGGCGTTATCTAAGTACGCTTTTCTTGCATCTTCTTCATTTGTAAACAAGCCTAAATGTTTATTTTTTTTGCCTACTGTAATTGTAGCTTGCCACTTTTGTGCCGCTTTGTTCCAACAATAACCTTTTGCGGTTAGCTTGCTTCTATTAAAACAATTTTGCTGTGCCGTTACCAAACGCAAATTTTCAATGCGATTGTCAGTTTTTATGCCGTTAATATGGTCAATTTGCATATTTTCATCAATAGAACCATTGTGATAAATCCACATAATTCTGTGTGCTGGGTACATAGTCTGCCCAAATTTAATTTGCCTATACCCTGATTTGTGCATACATCCAGCAACTATGCCGTTTAAGTGTGCCAAATTATGTTTTTTGTTTTTCCAAACAAGCTGTCCATCTTGATAATCAAGCATTTCATGTAACAGCGATTGTTCTAAAGTTATTTTATTTGGCTTCATGGCTACAAGATTACCCATCTCTGTCCACTTGGGACTGTTACAGACACGCCAGAGGCTACAGTAATAGCGCCTACTGACATTCCATTTTTGCCAGTTGTAAATGTGTAGTTTGCAGAAATAGTTGTGCCGTTTTCATAAATGACACCACCCGCTTGTGCGCCACCAACTCCGCCCCATGCGCCATCAACATAACCCTCGAATGAATCTAGGTCTGAGTTATAGCGGAAATAGCCGTTAGACGGACTTCCATCTCGTTGCGCTGTTGTGCCAGAAGTAATAATGACAGAACCAGTAGTAGTGGTATACCCTACTGCCGACAAGTTTGTTCTTGCGTTTGCTGCTGTAGAAGCGCCTGTACCGCCATCTGCTACGGCTAAGTCTGTGATTCCTGAGATAGAACCACCAGTAATTGTTGCAGCGCTACTAGCAAAAGTTGTTCCAGAAATAGAACCGCCTGTAATAACTGGGGCAGTCATGGTATATGTACCACCACGAATACCATCTCCGACATCCCTAATTTGGGACATCATATCTCGCATAGTATCGTTTACAGCAGAAGGCAACATTCCCTCTGGAGCGCCATTTGGAGGGGCAGCATTATTATCTGCTGGTGTAAGGGAGTATTTAGTATATGCCATGATTTTTCCTATTATAACTATGTTGCGTTATTCTGATAAGTCTTCTTCTGCTTGATTTGCTTTGATTACCTGATTTATTTCGGTAATAGCTAAACCAATCTTTTTTTGATCTTTTCCAGCTTTTGCTAAGTTTTCAAGAGCCATAACCCCATCTGGGCTAGTGATAGCTTTTGCGATCCTGTTGTAATCTTGACCAAAAAATATCTGTTGATACAAAGTTCCGACTGTAGATAATGGCTGTTTTAATGCTTGACCGACAACTCCAACGCTGGCCTCTGCCATCATTCCTTTTTCAGCAGTAGGAGAGCCAGAAGGAAGTCTGCGACCTTGAGCCTCCAAAATGTCTAGCATTTTATTTAAGCCATTTACAGCTTGATTTCCTTTGTCGCCATAAACACCCTTAAACGCAGCTCTTAGGTTTTCACGCTGAGTAGTGTTTTTAGCAATAGTATCTGCAAAACGAGCGCCTACTGTTCCACCCTGAGTAGATGCTGCTCTTTGCACATTTTCCAAAGATGCTCTCATGTATTGAGTTAAAAAGTCTTTAGGAAGCGTAGGGTCAGTTTTAGCCAATGAGTCTATAGCCATTGTTACTTTTTTAGGCGTAAGACCGATTTCTGCTGCTTTTGTAGCAAATAGATCGCCAAACTGTTTTGGCAACTCGTTAGTTTCTGCTAACTTAGGAATTGGAGATTCTCTTACAGGCGCTTCTACACGCTCACGAATAGCATTATATTCCTCACGAGCTGGTTTATACTCTTTTACTTGAGCATCAGCCTTAGTAAGCAACATTCTGCGAGCATCATCGTAGGCCTTCATTTCGCCTGTAACTTTGCCCATATTTTGAGCAGATAGGCTTGTATACTTGTCAGACAAGAACTGGCGCATAGCTTCAATACGAGCGATAGAGTTAGTTTCGTAGCCTTTTAGCAGATCACGATAGGCTGGTACTGTGTCTACTGCTTTAGCAGCTTCAGCAATAACAGCGCTTTCATTCTCTAAATTCTTCATCCAAGACTGAGGAATCTTTTTCTCTTTTATGGCCTCAAATGCGCCACCGCCTTCTTGTACAATTTGCTTCTGCAATGCTTTTTGCTCTGCTTGTGCAGCCCTTTGTACTTGCGTACCCATCTGCTCACGAATAGTAGTTGGAAAAGTTTTTTCTAATGTTTGTTGAGTCTGAGCCCCTCGTTTCGCCATAAATTCTTGCATTGCTGGCGCTGAAGCTGGGGTAACTTCTACTTGGCGTTGTAATGATGGAAGCGTTGTTTTCCCTCCACTAGCCTGTTGCATGGCTTCAAGTGAAGTTACTGGCATACCAGATTGGAATGATTGTTTTTGCAATTGAGAAGCGGCCTGTACTTCTTGTGGAGTCATACGCTGAGTAGACTCTGCATACATACGCTCCAAAGGCGATTTAGCAGCAAATGGTGATAATGCCAATGGCAACGCTACGCCACCTACCATACGAGCATATGGCTCTAATGGAGTTCCAGCAAATACGCCACCTAAAGATTCCTCACCTACGGCAGATACCGCAGACGGGATTAAAGCGGCTTTAACTGGAGCTCCTACTACATTTCGTGTAAAAGTCTGCGCTAATCTTCCTGGAGCAGTTTCAGCCCTTTCCATAGGAATACCAGCTTGTCTAGCAAGATCCGTAATCTGTCCAGATGTAGGCATTTCCATACTTGGCAGTTTGTCTGCGCCAGTCATCTTTTTAACTTGACTACCAACATCTAAGTATTGCTTTGCAGATTCATACTGAGCTGGTGTAAACCCGAATAACTTGGCCAATTCAGCACCACCAACATCTAGACTTTTCTTAACTTCGCCTGGCAATCCAAGGACTCCAGATACGCCTTCTACTACTGGCAAAGCAGCTTTACCAATGGCTTTTTCTACTGCGCCACGCTCTGCGAATGGTTTAGCCTTAGTATCACGCTCTAATCCATCAGCAGCTAATTTTTTATCAATTTCTGCTAAAGATGTGCCAATAGGAAAATCAGCCTCAGAGCCATCTGTTAGTGTTACGACTTTACGATCACCCATATTTTTTCCTATCAATAACTTCTGCGAGGTGGTTTAGCGCCTGGAGTTGATTTTAATACTGCATCAAACTGCTTTTGGTCAATAACAGAGCCAAGAGAATTATCATAAGCGGCAATAGCAGAATCAGAGTATTTGCCAGCTTTATATAACTCACGAGCTTTATCAGATAGCAATGAGTTGCGCTTAGCAAACGCTTCTGCGCCCATAGCCATTAGCGCTCGACCTTGCTCACTATTAGACAAGGATGGTACAGAACTCATATATGCTTTAAATTCAATATCAGATGTAGATCCTGATCCTGGTTGTCTTACACCTACAGCAGCACGAGTAGCAAGTGATTGAGCTAAGTCATTTGCTGTAACTTGTTCGCTCTTGAGGCCAAGATCCTTAGCCAAACCAGTTCCTACTTTAACGAGATCGCCACCACCTTTACCAGCTAATAATGTATTAACTGTTGAGGCAGTTTGAGCAAATGTACGGCTAGATGCAGCAGCAGACGAGAATTCTCCAACACGCTCAGAATCAATCTTATCAAGACCTTTATCGCTAAGATTAAATACATTAGATGTAGATGGGCTAGATAGCTTCTTATAAGCAGCAAACGCATTTTGCTCTGCTGGAGTCATTTGTTGGAACGCTTCAAAAGTTTTAATAGCTTCTGGTCTAGCATCTGTCTTAACCATTAACTTAGCGGCTTCTATAGGGTCAATTATAGAAATAGCCTGTACTAACTTATTAAAATCTACAGATTTAGTTGTTGGCAAATTGCTTTTTAATGCGCCAATAGTTTCAGCTTCAGCCATACCACCACCAAACTCAGGGCGATTAAGCATCTCTAACTGAGAGCCTTGACCTGTAGCCATTGGAATAGCTTGTGGAGTTTGTGTAGTAGCACCAGCAATAGCTTTTTCATACTTTGCACGAGCTTCTTGCTTTTGCTTGTATTCGCTTAATTGTTGAGCAGCAAGCATCTGTTTAAGCGTAGTATCAAACGAGGACTGATAGCCACCATAACCAGCGCCTAATGCACCAGCCAAAGCCTGTCCTGTGCTAGGAGCATTGGTTTGTTTACCAGAAGCGCCTAATAAAGCAATAAGAGCGCCAATACCGCCTTGTGCAATAGCGTTTTGTTGCATTTGCTGAGATTGCTCTGGGCTTAATACGGCAGAATAATCAGGGGCAGAGCCAAAGATTGAAGATAGATCTAATGCCATTTTTTATCCTAACAAAGAATTTGGATTGCGTCTTGCTGATTTTGGAGATAACAAGTTAAGAATCCCAGAGTAATCTACTGCGCCACCTGGAACAGTATTGCGTTGTGCCATTTGTGCGTATGGGTTTTGTTGTGGCTGTTGTTGCTGACCGCCTAGCAATCCTCGGCCTAACTGAGCCATTTGTAAGCCTTTGCCTACAGTCATACCACCACCATACTTCTTGAGAGCTTCTTCGCCAGCAGCTTTAATTTGTGCATCCATAGCAGCGATTTCTGCTGGAGGAGTATTTGCTGGAATTACATTGCCTTCTGGAGTAACAATAGCTGGCTCTGAGTAGTCATAGATAGGAGCACCACTAGCCACTTGCGTTGTTGGGATTAAGTCAGCAGCGCTATAAGCATAAGATAGGTTTTGAGCAATAGCAGCCTCAGATAAACCGCTTGCAGCAAGGGCAGCAGCATCAGCAGCAGCGAATGACTCTACACCAGCCATAGCTAGGTTTT